TATGCTGGGGAAGTCCTGACCGCCTTTGAGGAAAAAAAAGTCCTTATGGACAAAGTGCGTACTCGCACAATCGCAAAAGGTAAGTCTGCATCATTCCCAATGACAGGCCGAGCAACCGCCGAATACTTAACGCCAGGAAACGAAATTACTGGTGGCAACATTCGTGCAGGTGAGCGGATTGTCACGATTGATGACTTACTTATCTCAAGCCAATTCATTGCGAACATTGACGAGGCAATCAACCACTACGACGTACGAAGCATCTACTCTAGAGAAGCTGGTATTGCGTTGGCTAATGAAGCTGACCGTAACGTAGCTCGTATGTTGGTTAAGGCTGCACTCTCAACGAACGCTACTCGTGCTGCTGGTCTTATTCAAGACTACAAAGCCTTCACTGAAGAAGACTTCACAGATAACGTCAACATTGGTACGGCTGGTGCAGATGCAACAGACCCAGCCAAAATTGCTAAGGCAATCTTTGACGCTCGTAAAGAGATGGAAGTAAAGAACGTACCGACTGATGGTGCTATTGTTGCTCTTGCTCCAGATCAATACTACTCACTGTTAGACGTGTCTGACGGCAGCAAGCTGGTTTACATGAACCGTGACTTTGGTGGCGCTGGTGCAATCGCTGGTGGTGTTGTACCACAGATTGCTGGTATGCCAGTCATCATGTCAAACCATGCTAACGTATCTAACCTATACGCCAGCCTTGTCACCGCTGATCCAAACGAAGGTAAGACTTCCGACAATCAGCCTTTGGCAAACACTGCTGGTTCTGGTCGTACAACGCAATACGATCTGCCTACTGCTAACGTAGATGGCGCAGACATGGTTGCACTAGCCGCTAAATTCCGTGGCTTTGTATTTACTCCTGATGCCGTTGCTACTGTCAAGTTGCTTGACCTTGGCATGGAATCCGAGTACCAGATTAACCGTCAAGGCACATTAATGGTAGCTAAGTATGCGATGGGACACAACGTCCTCCGTCCTGCTTGCTGCATTGGTTTGTCTGCGGTCTAATACTACAGAGGGGGGAGGGGTACTACACCTCTCTCCCTTTTTTATTGGAGTTACAAATGCCAGAAGTAGGTGGGAAAAAGTACAAGTACACAAAAGAAGGCATAGCAGCAGCGAAGGCAGCATCTAAGAAGACAGGTAAGAAGATGTCTTTCGGCAACATGAAGCCAGAACAAGTAGCTGCTATCATGGCTAAGTACGGAAAGAAAAGTAAATGAGCATTGAACGTGCAGGTGAAAAATTCGGAGGGTATAATAAACCTAAACCAACACCAAACCATCCTACGAAGTCCCACGCTGTACTGGCTAAAGAAGGTCTTAAAATAAAACTGGTACGCTTTGGACAGCAGGGTGTCAAAGGTGCAGGTAAGAACCCTACAAGCGAAAAAGACAAAGCTAGAAAACGTAGCTATTACGCCAGACATAATGCACAAGGCAAACCAAAATCAAAACTTTCTGCAAAATACTGGTCACATAAAGTTAAGTGGTAGGAGGATAGCATGGCAGGAACAACGCAATTAGATGCTGTGAACACAATGCTCTCTGCTATTGGTGAAGCACCAGTAAACAGCCTGTCCTCTGGATTTGTAGAGGCCGAGGTAGCAGAAAGTATATTAAACACAGTTGACCGTGAGGTGCAGGCTATGGGCTGGCACTTCAATACAGAATTGAATAAGTCGTTTGCACAGGATACTAGTGGTAATATTATCTTACCAGCAGAAGTACTGAGGGCAGACGCAACACTAAAGGCAGATAGCCCTGACTTAGTTCAACGTGGTACAAAAATGTACGACAGAAAGAACCACACATTTAACATAGGCACGAATGTCTACCTAGATGTAGTAGTCAAATTAAATTTTGATGAATTGCCTGAGGTAGCTAGACGTTATATTACTCTTCGTGCTACTCGCATCTTTCAAGATAGAATTGTTGGTTCTAATACCCTTCACGAATTTCAATTAAGAGACGAACAGATGGCTCTGGTTGACCTTAAAGAGTTTGACATAGCCACAGAAGATAGCAATATCTTTGATAACTACGATACATTTAGCATCATTGACAGGCAGGGACGGAGAACTTTCTGATGGCACTCATAAGTCAATCTATTCCTAACCTCATCAATGGGGTGTCACAACAGCCGCCATCGCTGCGCCTAAGTACACAGGCAGAAATACAAGAGAATGGATTGTCTGATGTTGTTACAGGCTTGCAGAAGCGTCCTAGTACACAGCACCTAGCAGATTTAGGTGTCATAAGCAATCTTGATAAAGCCTTTATTCATACCATCCGTAGAGATGAGAATGAATTTTACTCCATGATTGTGGACACGGCTGGCACAATTAGAGTATTCGACAAGGACGGAGTAGCAAAGACAGTAACAAACAGTGCGCCTTCCTATCTAACTGGATTGACTAATCCTAATGAGGAACTAGCTGCTGTCTCCATTGCTGATGCTACATTCATTATAAACAAGAACAAAACTGTTGCTAAAGGAACTGCAACATCTACCGTAAGAAATCCAGAAGCACTGGTCTACGTAAAACAGTCTGACTATTCTTCTACATATCGCCTTAAGCTGACAAAAGGTGGGAGTACTAGCACAGTAGAATTTGCTACTAAGTCTTCTACACAGGCTAGTACAGCCGACACACAGAACGCTGAACGTGGTGCATCAACCGACTTGATTGCTACGAATTTAAATACATTCTCAGGCACAAGCGTTAGCACTACGTTTTACGATAACATAACCAATGGCTCCGCTGTTGCAGGTTTGACCTTAACACGCATTGGTTCTACTATTCATATTCAGTCTACCGATAGCACAGACTTTCAGGTAGAAGTAGGTGACTCTCATGGTGGTGACCATCTCCTTGTATTCAAAGATGAGACAGGAGACTTTAAGAAACTACCAATAGAGGCAGCAAACGGCTTTGTAATTAAAGTATCTGGTGATAACCAGAAGGCACAAGACGACTACTATGTTAGATACAATGAAGGCGTTTGGAAAGAAACAAACGAGCCAGGGTCTTTAACACAGTTAGACGCCTCAACTATGCCACACAAGTTAGCCAAGCTATCTAGTGGTAACTTTACATTTAGTACTGCTGTCTATGCAGAACGTAAAGTAGGAGATGAGGATACTAATCCATTTCCCTCTTTTGTTGACTTTACCTTATCAGATATATTCTTCCATAGAAACAGACTAGGACTACTAGCTGACGAGAATATTATATTCGCTCGTGCTGGCGAGTTTCTTGAGTTTGACTTCTTTAGGAAATCAACCCTGGCTATTGTAGACAGTGACCCTATTGATGTAGCAGTATCCTCTAACAAGGTTAGCATACTTAAACATGCTGTACCATTTAACGAGAGTTTGCTACTCTTCTCTGATCTAACACAGTTTAAGGTAACTGCTGATCCCGTACTAACACCAGAGACTATTAACGTAGCCAATACCACAGAGTTCGAGGCCTCCCTAAGATCAACACCAGCACAAGCTGGTAAGTTTGTCTATTTTGCCTCCAAGCGTGGTGCGTGGTCTGGTATGTGGGAATACTTTGTAGACACTGACACAGATACAAACGATGCTAGTGAAATCTCTGCACATATCCCAGAGTATCTAGAAGGTGAGATTACTAATATCCAAGCCTCGTCTAACGAGGATATGCTTTTAATACAGACTACTAATGATCCCACAGCACTTTACGTGTATCGTTACTACTGGCAGGGTAGAGAGAAACTACAGGCCTCGTGGTCACGTTGGGTATTTGAGGGAGATGTTATAGGTTGTTCATTTAATCGTGCAGATATTTATATACTTATCAAACGAGGAACTAACCTATTCCTAGAGCGTATCAATCTCTCTGTGGATGATGCAACAAACTACACTGATGGTTCCTTCTCTATTCATATGGATAGACGAGTGATGCTACAATCCTCTGGATTAACTAGTGTCCCCTATACAGATGCTAGTACAATCTATGTTGACCAGACTGGAGGACTAATACCTCTATCGGAAGTTGCAGGTAAACTATCAGCAGGTCAAGTAGTATTTGCAGGCATACCGTTTACTTTTAAATACGAGTTCTCTGAACCAGTAATAAGACAGAACAATATCGCAATTACAACAAGTGTGTTACACTTACGTAATTATACTGTAGTGTATAACAACACAGGTTTCTTCAAGGTAGTTGTAGAGCCGTTAAAGAGGACACCCTATACTCGTTCCTTCACTGGTAGGATTATAGGTGGGTCTGCTAACGTATTAAACAAGGCAGCTATCGACAGTGGTACTTATCGTTTTGGTGTTATAGGCCACTCAGGAGAAACAAAGATTAGATTAGAAAGCGACAGTCATCTTCCCTGCCAGTTCCAATCGGCAGAGTGGGAAGGTTTCTATGTATTGCGTTCTAGGAGAATGTAGTGAAGGTACATGTGAGAGCTAGCACACAATCAGATATAGACTACTTAGAGCATAACTTAAGGCAAGAAGATGCTGAAGAAGTGTTAGCCTCACATGGCGGTGTCCGAGAGGCACTACAGTTTGGGTTCGATAACTCCGACGAGTGCTGGACTTTTCTTGTAAAAGATACAGAAGAGATTGCAGGTATCTATGGTGTCGCTCCTATGGGTGGTATAACTGCTGCTCCGTGGTTGCTTACTACTCCTGCAATACAAAAGGTATGGATACCATTTTTACGTGGTTCACGGAAATGGGTAGAAGAAACTAATAACAAATACCCCCTACTATTTAATGCAGTTGATGCAGACTATAAGGTAGCTATTAAATGGTTACGCTTTGTCGGCTTCACATTTATAAAAAAACATGAAAGATGGGGCGTAGGAAACAAACCATTTTTAGAATTTGTGAGGATTGGCAATGATTGATCCATTAACTATGTTAGCGATAGGCCAAGGCGTCGCTAAGTTTATTGGTGATGGCGCTGAAGCCCAGAGAACAGAAGCAAGATTTCAGGAAAACCGTGTAAGAGCTGCTGCCGCTAGAGACCTAAAGATACAGGGCATTAACAGACGGCTTATTCAGGAATCAGAAGTAGCGGCTGAACAGAAACAGCAAATGGCTATTGCTGCTCTTAAAAAAGAAGAGCGTGCTAAAGTAGCAGCAGGTGAAGCAGGCATTACAGGCTCTTCTGTAGATGCTGTGACATCTCAGTATGAAACACAGAAGCTACGAGACTATACAACTATCAATACTAACTTAGTAAATCTTGAAAAACAGATTGAGTTGGAAAAACTAGGAGCATCCGCAGAAGCAGAGGCACGTATTAACTCTCTTCCACGAGGCATCATGCCAAACATTTTGGTAGCTGCTTTGGGAACGGCAGCACAAGCCTACGCTACTGAACTAAAAATGAAAACAGATATGCCTGATAAATATAGCTCTGTTTTTGGTTCTTCTAAATCTGCCCAACAATTAAAACTAGATGCTGCTTGGACATAAAGGAGAAATCTATGGCAAGACAAAGAGTACGAGTAGAAGATGCTACTCCTGCTGCTCAGTTAAGAGCCGTAGCCAGTCCTGTTGAAACTTATGTAAGACCTGTTGAAGAGCCTAACATTAGGTCTGACTTAGAATACTTCATTGGTGCTATCACCCCTGCTGTACAGGCAGCGGCAGAAGTACGCAAAGAACAGGCACTAAAACTCCAACGCGAAGCCGAGAAAGGTATTGCTTCCAAGCGTTCTGCTGATCTTAAACTTGGTATGGCAAAGGCACAGCGTCTAGCCGCAGAAGACTTTCTAGATAACGAAGACGAATACTATAATTTGTCTGAGGAAGAAATAGTAGATCGTCGTGCTAGAATTATGCAGCCCTACTATGAAATGGCAGAAGCCTCTGGCGATCAGTTACTTATAGATGCCTTTAAGGCTGATAATGAAATAGCTAGCCTTACCTTCTTTACGAAAGTATATGACCCAGCCAAACGTAAACGTGTCTTCTTAGACGACATGGATGCGTTAGGCGAAGAACTACTAGCTATATCAACTAGTGGTTCTGTTCTTAATGATCCTGATACAATAGCTAGTCCTAAAGATGAGACACTAGCTAAGATAGGCATGATTGAAGATACGTTCAACAAGTATCAGGCAGCTAGTAATTACTCGTTCAGAGATATGAACGACTACGTCTTTAAGAATATCATAGCTCCTCGTGTAGCTGCTAATGGACGTGATGCCCTTTATAGATGGGCTGAAGAGAAAAAGTTATTTAATGTCTCGCGTTATCAAAGTACGCTTAAGACTATGAATAATGAACTAGCAGCACGTGACAAGGCTCTACTAAAACAACAAGACCCAGCAGCTTTTCAACAAAGCATTGTCGCTGGCATTGACTCCTTTTATACAGCTATGGCTGAAGGTAGATCAGCAAATGTAGGTTATTTACAAATAGGTAACACAGTTACTTTACCTAGTGGTGCTACTAAAACTATTACCGAAACTGATGTCATAAATAGTTTTGAATTTTATGCTAATTCAGAACAACTGTCTCCTGCTCTTCGTTTAGATTTTTATAAACGTACAGGTTTTATACCTACGAATGAAAAAAACATTATTAACTCAGGTAGGTCTTTCTTTACTTCAGGCGATCTTGAAAACGAAGCAGACCTTATGCAAGCTGCTGCGGCTTTTGCTGCTATGGAGCAAATGCGTATGGCTGGTATAGATATACCTGCATCAGTCGCTGACAAAGAAACAATGAAAAGGTTTAAGGTAGTTGAGCTTTGGCATCGAGATGCAGGCATGAATATAAAGGATGCCTTTGCTAGGGCGCAGAACCTTAATACTGATATTAAACCTTCTAATAAATTAAAAGCAAATATAACAAATAAAATAGGAACAATGTGGGGAACTGACCACGGAGATACAGTTAATAGCTTTAATAATATACAGGCCATCGCTGAAGATGTAGAGCTAATTATGCAGTCAGGCATTTCTGATGAAACAGTTGCTCTTAAGAAAGCCATAGAGATATTTGAAAAAGACCACGTTATACATACAGCTTCTAACGGAGTAAAAATTAGTTTTAAACAGTTAAACACTGATGTAGGAACAGCGACAGATGTCACATCTACTTTAGATGTTACTGCTAAAGCTATTGGTGATAATCAACAAATCAAAAATATTATAGCTCAACAGTATCCTATAGCTGAAAATCCTGGGGTAGTAATTACTAACGTAGATGAACGGCCTGACATTGTCCGCATTAGTGTCATGGACGAAAACGGCATATTTATGGGACAGTTAGCAACTGTTAGTAAAACTCAGCTTCTTAATGATCCTCAACTTGTTAATAATATAATTGCTCAGAATATTCAGTCTGCTATAAATTCGGGTATTAATCCAAATGCTACTGCGGAAACAACCAGCATAGCAGAGATTAAATCTTCGTGGTATGGTATGCCAACAGCTAGAACAAACTTTGTAGGAAGAACAGCTTCTGATGATATGGCTCCTCCTACAGAAAATAAAGCTACATGGTACAGTATGCCACCTACTCAAACTAAGCTAACGGATACACTAAAAGGATTAAATCCTTTAGCTGATGAAACTAGTACAAATGAGGAAGCTGCTCCTAATAAACCAAAGCTAGATATTCCTACTGATGGAAAAGTAGAAGTACAAAAGAATAGCATGTTAGGGGACATAGGAGGATTTGTAACCTCAATCATAGGCGCTTTAGTAGATGCAGGAATACCTGAAGCACAGGCTAAAGCTGCTATTGAAAGTGTACCTTTACCTCCTGTTAGACCTGAAGAAGCTGGTGGTATTGCACCTCCGTCTGCGTCACAACGTAGAATTGATGCCGCTCTAAAGAGACAGCAAGCTAAAGCAGAAGAATATGAGGAAATGAATAGTACTCCTCTTACTATTGTTCCTGCTATGGGAAGAGCAGTAATAGGCGACATACTACGTAATCAATTAGGTATAGATCAAAGTGACATTACAAGGACAGAGAATTACTTCTCTCCTGAAGAGTTAAGTGTAGTACGAAAATTGGTAGAGAAAGGTCTTAAAGGAAATAAAAAGAAAGGCTACGTCTCTTACAAGGATTACACAACTAAATCAGAAGATGTTGCATTTGCCACTGATGTTCTTCCTGAGAAATTAATTGATGCTGAGTATAGCATTAAGACTACTCTTGGTCAGTTTAACTGGAAGATAGACAACAGAGGACACTTAATTGTAACTGATAAATATGATTTTAACGACGCCAAAGATTTACAAGAAGCTAACCCTGACTTTGACCAAAAGGTAGCCAACTTAAAAGAATACGCCGCAAGACCTGACATTGGTACATACGGCATTATGAGAAGGGCTGCTGCATTATTTGGTTCTAAAGAAGGTCAAGGGGTAAACTTTGAAATTGATCTAGGACCAGCTAAAAACATTCCTCTACCTCCTAGAAGAAAACGGAGGTAATAAACTAGTAAGGATACAAAAATGGCTGAAAATGCACAGGATGTCTTTAAAGGTATGGGATTTACGACAGGATATGAAAAAGCTCCTGTTTTACAGACAGCTACGGAAGCTGACTTATTCCAAGCTAGGCAAGAAGCTGCGGCTGAAGTCCCAGCATTTAAAGAATCCTTAGGCACTGCTATCTCAGAAGAGTGGATTATCCCAACCCTCTATGAAAATTTGGATAGGTTTCGTTCATATGACGGTGAACCTGTAGAACTAACACCTGACATAGTAAAAACACTTACTGATGGTGTTATAGATAAAACAGCCGTTACCGAAATTCTTCAAGAAGCTGCTACCGTTGGTATGCAAAGTGCAATGGCGGTGAGAGAAACGCATCTCCGTACACAGCAAAGACGGAGTGAACTAGCAGAAGCAGGATGGCAGGGAACTGCGGCTACAGTATTAGCCACTATGTTTGACCCTGTTGAATGGGCTGCTACAGGAGCTTCAGCCGCTGGTGTGGCTGCTCTTAGTGGCCCTGCTGCTCCTATTACTGGTGGTGCTGTGCTTACTGCTGGTGCTATTAGAAGAGCTAAGAAAGCCTATTCTGTAGGTAGGGCCGCTCTAGCAGGCGCTGGTGTAACAGCCGCAGAGCTAGCAGCTTTTGAAAGTATCCGAGCTGGTCTAAAGTATGACGTTGATATTAACGATGTCTTAATCACAATGGGAATGGGAGCGGGAATAGGTGGAGGACTTAATGCCGCTACTACTGCTTTTGTTAAACGAGGTCAAGTATCTCGCCTTGCTAAAATTGTAGCAGAAGGTGGAGAACTTACTCCTGCTCAGAAGCTTTTTTACGATGCTAACAATGTAGAAGCTACTGCACAGAAACTTATTGACAGTACTCTACGTGATGAAACCTTTGTTCAAGCTATAGACGGAACATCTGTAGCTAGGTCTATAGGTGACATTTCTGCTGAAGAAGCTGAAGCTATTCCTAAAATAGCTGGTGCTGAAAGTAAAGTAGCTGCTATGACTATAGGAAGGCTTCGCTCTCTTATATCAGTAGGCTATCGAACAGGTAAATCAGCCGTAGGATTAATACGACTAGGTGGTGCAAAGTTAGGCATGAATAGCGTAGGCTTTGCAGATGGTACTACAAAAACCTATGATTCAGCTTCTGAAATAGCAGAAAGAATACAGGGACAAGTTAGAACAGTAGCCGCAGAAACTCTTCATCCTAATCAACGAGCATGGACTAAACGTACTGGTGGTAGTATAGAAGAGTTTAATAAGTTAGCTTCGCGTTATGCACGAGGTATCATTGATAATGTCGATCCTGAAGTTAAAGCAGTAGGTGAATTGTTTAGAAGGCAGGAACGTCAACTAGCTGAGATGGCTATCAAATACAACGTGGCTGGCTTTACACCTATGATGCTCGAAAGACATCTTAACTACTTACCTCGTATATTTAATGACGAGAGAATTAGACAACTGCGAATAAAGCTTGGACCTGAGGCAGATGAAAGAATAGCTGACTTAGTTGAAAAAGCTATAAGAAGCGCACAGCCTGATATTGTAGAAGATGTTATCAAGTCTTTACGTAAAAAAGCTAAAAAAGGTTCAAGAGTAACTAAGAAGCAAGCTAATGAATACATTAGACGCATTGCTGCTGGGTACACTAAGAGTATTACTGATCCTAAAGTAGGAATGAATAAAGGATCAGCAGGTGCTAATGAAATGAACCTAGAAGACTTGGCTACTATTATGAAAGGTCAAGGTTTTGATGAGGCAGATGTTGAAGACATTGTAGAAATGCTTACAAAAACAGGCAGAGTTGCGGGACACAAGCGGTCACGTCCTCGTATTGTTCTTGATGAAAAAGCTTCTATTGCTGTGACTAGAGCAGACGGAGCTACTGAAGAAATACACTTCTACGATTTACTAGAAGAAGATATTGAACAGTTGCACAATGCTTACATCTTTCAAATGTCAGGTGCTATAGGTCTTGCACGACACGGTATTGATACAAATGATTTTACTTCATCTTTTGAAAACTTTATACAAAATATTAGAGCAGAAGTAAAAGCTAAAAATCTTGATCCAGAGCAGGCTAACAAAGAAATAGACGCTTTACAATTTATGTATGACGGTATTACAGGTAGATTAGCACAACGCCAAGATGTATCTAATAAGACTAGAGATTTTCTTATTGCAATGCGAGGCTATAGCTTTGCAGTAAACATGGGTATGTCTGGTATGTCAGCCCTTATGGAACTGTCAAATGCTCTGTTTGAATACTCTGTAGTTACACTATTCCGTACTATGCCTTCATATAGGAGACTACTAGCTAAGGCCTCTCAGGGACAACTTGATGACGGTCTTATGAGAGAGCTTGTAGAAGGCTTTGGTATTGGCGGTGAAGTACTGCTTGGTAAGTATAATAAGTCTACACGATATGGTGATGGGAACCTAGAAGGAAACATTGGCCCAGAACAAGGTGGATATGGAAAGGCAGCTTTAAAGGCACAGCAGTTTGTATCCTACTGGTCAGGTCTTAATGGTGTTACTCAGACACTACGTCGTTTATCTATGCTACACTTTTCTACACAGTTTGCAACAGCAGCTAAGACAGGTGGAAAAGTATTTTCAGACATTAAGCTTCAGCAACTAGGACTAGATGCTAACGATGTAGACAATATTAAAAAAGCTATAAATGAACATGCTACATTTAAAGGAAATGTCTTAGACAGGCTAAACATGGATAAGTGGGATGAGAATGTGCGTGAAGCCTTTCAAGCAGCAGGGTTTAAGGAAGCTAGACAGTCTGTCCAAGAAATGAACATAGCATCTACTAACGGATTTCTACGCTCTGAGTTTGGTAAAACATTCTTTCAGTTTCTTAGTTTTCCATTAGCATCTCTAGAGCAACAAACCATGCGGCTTGGTGTAAGAGCAGTAAAAGGTGATGCACCTGCTGTAGCAAAGATTATGCTTAGTGCTGCTTTTATGGGAAGTCTGATGTACATAGCACGTGTACAGCTTAACGCTGCTGGTCGTAGCGATGCTGATGAGTACCGAAAAGAACGGCTGACAATGCCTGCTATTCTTGGAGGAGCCTTAAGTCAAATCGGCGCATCTTCTTTATTTAGTTACATCTATCAAGTGACATCAGGAGCTATGGGCGGTAACACTTATGCCATGACACCTCCCTCTGTTTCTGTTGCTCAAGGCATGTTACAACTTACACAGGCTTATAATAACGGAGAAATCTCAGAGGTTGAATGGCGAAGAGGTTTACGACTAATACCTGGATCGTCCTTATACGGTGCTAGACAACTTATAAACTGGGCGGCAGATGAATTTGGTAACTAATCTAAAGTTACAACATGGAATAAAGATAGGATAAGAAATGGCTCTTTCATATCAAAACTATACAGGGGATAGCGTCACAACTACGTTTTCTATTCCCTTTACATACACAGACACTAGCGAAATCAGTGTCACAGTAGATGGTGTGGCGCAGACAGGCCTAACTTTTCCTTCTGCCTCCTCCGTACAACTAACTTCCGCTCCTGCTACAAGTACTCTTGTACAGGTTAAGCGAACCACTGACCTGACTGCACGTGCTGTTGACTACGTGTCAGGCTCAGTTCTCACTGAGGAAGACTTGGATGACGCAAACATTCAGGTCTTCCATGCAGTGCAGGAATCCGTTGATGCAACAGGTGATACGATTGCGCTTGCTACTGACGACAAATGGGATGCACAGAATAAGGTTATTAAAAACCTAGCAAACCCAGTCGCAGACACAGATGCAGTCAACAAGCAGTTTATCTC